CATCGCGAGTGTTTGTCGATGCCTGAATCCCTGCGTTTACGCTTGCCTGTGTACTGCCTTCATATGCATAGGTGCCATAACTTGAGGTAGAGTATTTATACGCTTGTATCATATTATCGTCACTACCCACGGTAGAGCCAAAGTAACCTTTATATCCAACCTTGAACTCGTGTCTTTCCGTTTTCTTGCCGCCTGTTTTTTCTACTGTATTAAAGTCGCTGTCAGCGGTATTTACCCCTACAGGGACGCGACCTCCTCCCCACGCTGCCCATGTGCCGCCATAAAGTGTGCCGGGGTTTGTGGAAATTGTTGTTTCAAACAGACTGCCTATTGGGTGCGCCGCAAGAAACATCACACTTTGCGGCGGGGCTTGCTCTAGCTCCCCGCTTACACTTATGCTTGCAATTCCGTTAGGCTGTCCCTTCATCGCATTTACCGTGTTTGTTGCGGTTGCTGCGGCAGTCGTTCTTGCTTCTTCTGCCGCAGCATTAGCATTTTCAATCGCAGCGTTCGCGCTCGCTTCTTGCTTTACATACTCCTGCATAGTAGTTTCAGCATCTTTTCCATCTATGGACTTTAGCGCTTCTACCAGTACTACCGACCCTATATCTAATGCTTTATTTAGCGTTATTTGTGTAGCGTTATATGTATACTCACTTTCCGGTATTTTAAAACCGTTAACAAAAACGCTTAAAACGTCTAAATCTTGGTTAAAGTCAGAAATATTTATATCTATCACTTTAACACCGCTGCTTTGAGTAGTTATTTCCGATGTTTTTCTTCGCACGATAGTTGCTTGCGTTAAAAAAGTGTCTTTTACATTATCAAACCACCTGTCAAACTCCCATTGATTATTTGTAATTTGTTCTTGCTGCCTTTGGTGTTCCTGTTCATATGCGCTTTCCCACTGTGTAAAAAGATCAGAAGTATCCACTTGATCTATAAGCCCTGTTACCCAGCCACATACTGTAGTATCTGCTCTGGTATCTTTTATGTCTGCATTTGTCACTTCTTCTACTAGCTTGTTTACTCGTACTTCTGCAATTTTTAACTCGGTGATATTTTCTGATCTTTCAACATCCGGTGCTGTTGGGTTGCTGGCAAGAGCTCCTTTTTTCAGTGCAATTAAACCATCTCTCACATTTTCGCTGTTATCATCTCTAATTACGACTGCATAAATTTGATTTAATGCTACATCGGACGGATCCAAAGTAAAAGTTTCTATTGCATCGCTTTCCAGCCAGCGAGAACCGATTTTTGCCGCACCTGCGCTAACTTGAATTTTCATACCTCCTGCGGCTGTAACTTTTAGTTGTCCGGCAGGCATAGCATATACACCATCACTTACAAGCCGTTTATATGGCTGTGTCATATCTTCTGCATTATACTTACGATCTCCGTTTTTACTGTTATAAAATCCGCATTTTATCAAAATTTTCCCTCCTCGCTTTCAAAAGTTGGCACTACTTTATACCCTGTTTCATCTTCGCTTTCGATTACTTCGATAATTCTCGGATATGCCGTAATTCCATATTCGTTTTTTAGTATTATTATATCGCCAAGCATATAGTCTTTCCGATATTGAAACATGAATTGCGGCTCTATATCCGCTTCAAAATATGTTTCTGTCAAGTATTCCAGCAACTTTTCTTTTCCTCTTTCTCGAAGAAGCGTTAAATATTCCTGTTCCGTGATTTCACCTTCATTACTGGAAACATCTCTGGCATCTACGTACAGCTCATACCGCTCCATACCCTCCGCAGCTCCGACAGGAATTGTTTTTCTGTCTAATCCTTCACCTTCACCGGCTACTAAAGCAACATTTCTGTAGTTTTGGCTGCTTGTCATAAAGTTGGAAGATATGAGATTGTCAAAATCTGGACTAAATTCTACGTAACTATTTTCATTTTGTTGATACGAGCGATCAGCACCTTTATATAAACAGGCTGTTATGACGTTGGTTGTACTTAAAGTTACTTTAAATCCCAATCCAAACATCTTGCATATATCCAAAATTACTGTTAAAAGACTATCTCCCGTAACTTGCATTTCCACTTTACCTTCAAACTCTTCTTGCGTGATAAAGGTCAGATTAGGAATAGTTCTTGCCTTTATACCGGGGGAAATTGCGTTTTCTATCAGTAGTCTGTGCACGCTTTCGTTAATTGAGCCATTTAAAGTGGTTTGCTGCCAAATAATACGCCTATCAAGGATACTTTCCAACATCCTTCCCGATACTATGATATAATCTCCGGTTTCTTCATTGGTTTGAGTGGTTTTTGTTTCAATAATCCCTACTCTGTCTGTATCTGTTCTTTTGATATAATATCCATTCTGTAAAATATCAACATTTTTATCATTGGCGCTTATCATTATTTCAAAGTCACCGCAGTCGTTATACCGCTCTGTCCAGATAAGTGAAGTGTAGCTATCTATAACCCCTACTAGTTCGAATTTTGGATTTGTTATGTATAAGTCCATGTTCTACACTCCCTCAAACTTACTTTCACATAGGTATCTAACTGATAGTAATTCTTCTCCGTCTTGGCAACTATATGTAAAGGTATTTTCACCCGGTAAAAGTTTAAACCACTCCGGATTTTTCGTGATGTTGTTTACGATATTTCTTTCTATTCCATACCTTGTGAGAATCACCGATTTATTCCCCGGCGTTGTGTTAATCGTTACTTTATCACCCATCTGCAAAGTGATATTTAATCCGAAACTACCCCGAGTATCAGCATTGTAAATAGTTGGATTTACGACACTTCCACTAGCTAACATTTCTATGATAATACCGGTTTCAACATCTCCGTTATTGATAATGGTTTTTACCAGATCATCTTCAATTCTGCTGATTTCGATACCTTCTTTTTCTATAGCAAAAGGAAATTCAAACAAATTCAGTGTTTTTGACATTTCCGTTATAATCGTTTCCATTGCGACAAAATAAGGATGATGGCACAATATTGAAATTTGTATTTCTTGGCTCATCTCAAAAAGAGAACCGTCCACACTTTCTATATATCCTTCTATATATACATTTCGGGTGTCGCTCTTAAAGTACAGCTTACACCAATGTTTTGTTTTTGCTACATCATACAGAGCGATTCGGTTTTTCTCTACATCTGGCTGCGGTTTAACTGAAATTACGATATTTCTTGTGTTTACTCTTGCGCTGTTATATACTTCCCCGTCTTGCAAAGCTACTACAGAGCTGTTTATGGTAGCTGTTGGAGGGGTTAACCCTTGTATATTTGTGACTACATATTGCGTGCTGGGGTGTAAAACTATTTGTTTTCCTCGTTCGTTTTCTAAGGTAAGTTGAAACATTTACACCCTCCTTGCCTGTGATAGTAAATTTTTGCTTTGTCGATAAATGTCAAATCTGGACAACGCTTTTGGAGAATAGTTATTTTGATAAAAATTGTATTCCTTCTGCATGCTTTGGCTTGCACTACCTATATACCCCAGACTTGTTCCGCTTGATAAATTGTGGTTTGTCCCCGCTAAAACTCCGGCAGCTTTTGAACCAAGTTTTACTTTACTTAGCATGTCGGTAGCACCTTGAATTTCTGCTCCAAACACATCGCTTAACTTTCCGTCTTTTAGCGTAGTTTTTGCTGTGTCTATCATCTGAACCGCAAAGCCCTTCATCTGATTTATCGCACCTTTTGAGTTATCCTTAATTCCTTTTGAAACGCCTTCCGGGATCCACTTAGCTGCGCTTGCCATAACTTTGGATGGGGATTCAATTCCCATTTCCCTGTTAAAGCGTTTCACCAAAGCGCTTGCAACCCCGCCTATTGCGCCTAGTACTCCACGGGAACCGTTATTAACACCGTTTTTTAATCCTTCCATTATCCAATTTCCGGAAGTCGTAAAGTTTTCTTTTTCATCTTCAACTTTCTTTTTACCGTCAGTCATGACAGCTCTTAGAGCATCAGATATTTTCCATCCGTTTTCAGATACACCGCTTGTTGCGGAATCTATATTTCCTGACATAGCCCCCTTTAAGAAAGGAGCTTTTGCGCTAACCTCATTTACAGCATTACTCATACCTGTTCCCCATGCTGATAGTATGCTTGGGAAGCCTGTGTTTATAGTGCTGGTCATAGATTGAAGCTCTGCATTTGTTGCATCAAGTTTTTTCTGCGCCGATTCTATTTGCTGTAATTCCAGTTCATCGTTAGTACCTTTATATATCTCTTTCAGGTGGTTGAGGTATTCTTCCTGACTTGCTCTTTCTTGCTCAAGCAACGTTCTTCTGTCGCTTATTCCTGTCGCTTTGCTGGCTGTAACGCTTGTTTCAATTTTTGCTATTTCTTCAGCGTTTCCGCTGGCAAGTCTTACGGAGTTTAGCTCGTAATCGCTGATAGTGTTATAGTATCCGTCTATAACCCCTTGCTTTGTCTCGTAAGTAGCTTCCATTTCCCTAAGATCTTGCGTTAAATTATTTCTTTCATGTGTACTTGTCTCATTAGCAATTTCCTGTTTTTTCTTTTCTATGTCGATCGCTAACTGGCGTTGGTTATTCACTTCTTTTTCTAAGTTTAAAACAGCTTCTTTGTATGCTTCTTCTTGAGCTTCCATTATAATTTGTGCTCTTTTGGTATTTATCAATTCGGCAATTTTATTTTTGAACTCATCATAGTTTTGGATTTGTCCTTCAATCAATTCCATTTCGGTTCCGATTGCTCCGTTTAGCTCGTTTATGATGAAGTTTGCACGTGCCTCATAACCCTCTTTTACTCTACCATTTGCATCAACTAACGTTTCAAGCTCATTTGCAAGCTGTTGTGTTTGTTCTAACTCCCCTAAACCTGTAGCGATTTTTTCATTTTGTTTATCTATCAACTCTTGCCACGCTTGGGCAGCCGCTTCCGCTTCTTCCCTTTGTTTTCTAATCAAAGAGGATTCTGTTTCCATATTAGCAACAAGTATCCCTATCCCTGTTATGAGGGTTCCTACACCAACCGCAAGAGCTGTCCACGGGCTTTTCAGTGCATTTAAAATTGTTTGTTTTGCGATTTGCAGGTCAATTCCACTACATACTGATGAAATCCCTTTTGCCAGTAAATTTACTGCTGTACTGGTTCCATCTATCGCTTTGGATGCCTTTTTATATGTAAGAAAAGCCGTTACAACCGCACCAACCGCAGGAGCTAACCACTTGAAATTTTTCAATATTCCTTCTAAAAGTTTAAGGGCAGGCGGTAATAATTTATTTGCCAGTTCTAAAAAAAATCCCGCTACATCACCCAAGATATTAGAAAAACTTTGTAGTGAACCGTTACTTTTTAAAGTATCGAAGAATTTTTTTACTTGTGGAATCACCTTTTCGGCAAGTGGTTCAAAAACGCTTGTTTGCAGTTCTCTCCCCATCTGCTCCAATTCATTTTTGAAACCGGAGTACTGTATTTTGTTGATTTCTTCTAGGCTATTTTTAGTAGTTGTTATTTCTCCATTGGTATCACTAAGAGCTTTTATTGCATCCGCTCCCAAGTCCTCCCACATAGTGCCGAAAAGGTCAACGCCGGCTTGATTTTGCTTTACTGCATCATCCATAGAGAAAAGCGCGGTTAAAATTGTATCTGTT